ATTTCCAACAACTGTTTTGCAGCCATCGGGATCTTCATATGTTCCGACAACTACAACGGGTAAAGATGTTTTAACATTCATATCATTTGATTCGGCAAGCTTATATTTAGTAAGTGTTAAAAACTTAATATAATATGTTTATTCCATTTGGATTTGTGCAAAATTTTCGGGCTAATATAATTGCAAATGTTTCAACGGCCTTATATACATTTTCATCATTTACATTTACTACAGCTGGTGTAATTGGTAGAACCGGCCCAACTCAATCTCAATTATTAACAGCTTATACGGGATCTGCCTCATGGGCAGCATCATCATCATTTTTTAATTCATCGGGTGGTGTACAATATTGGACTGTTCCAGAAACAGCAACTTATAGAATTAGAGCAGCCGGTGCACAAGGATCTAATCCAGGATCAGCAAATAATGGTGGACCCGGTGCAATAATGCAAGCTGATTTCACATTAACACAGGGTACAAAATACGCCTTAGTAGTTGGACAAACCGCAGTAAACACTGGAAAGGAAAATCTTTCATCCTCTGGCGGCGGGGGAACATTTATGGTATTGAGTGGTAGTTTTGCTACGAGTAGTATACTAATTATTGCGGGTGGCGGCGGTGGTACAAACTCCGATACACCAACTCTATCATCAGGAAGTACGCACACATCAGGTAGTTCCGCCAGTACCGGTGGTGGAGCTGGCGGTATAAATGGAAATGGTGGAGCAGTACCGGCCGGTTCCGGGCTTGGTGCAGGAGGTGGATTTTTAACAAATGGCGCTGGGGCCACTCCTGGATTTGCATATGTTAATGGTTCATTTGGAGGCGCGATAAATGCTACATATTCTCCAAATGGTGGCGGGTTTGGCGGAGGTGGTTCGCCATCAAATGGTGCATTAGGTAGATGCTCCGGTGGCGGAGGGTTTTCTGGAGGTGGATCTACGGGTACAGGCAACGCAACACCCACGGCCGGATTTTGTGGTGGTGGTGGTGGTAGTTATATAAGCGCATCGGCTCTAAATGTTTCATCATCAAATGGAAGATATGATGGTTCTACTAGTTTTGGTGGAAATGTAATTGGTAACTTAAACTTATATAATAAAGGCACGGGTTCAATTACTATTACAAAATTATAACCATTCTATGTAATAATTTAGAAATAAAGATTTAATACGAATTATTTTATGTATTTAACAATTATCTATATGTTTTGAATTAAAAAAATATATTTATAATCAACTAAAAGACTTACAAATAATTAAATAAATAAAACATGGCAGAAAAAATTGTATCACCGGGTGTTTTTACAAAAGAAAATGACCTATCATTTTTAGCAACAGGTGTAGCTGGTATAGGTACGGCGTTTATTGGACCTTTCAAAGAAGGACCTTTAACCCCTACTATTGTTAATACTCAAAATGAATTTAGACAACTTTTTGGTGAAGTTGATACTACATATTATACACCAATTGCAGTTCAAGCATATCTTAAAGAAGCTGGAGCCGCAACAATTTGTAGAGTTGGTGGTATAGGAGGATATACTGAAATTAAACCAGCATTGCTAACTATATCAAGTGGAAGTAGTCTAACTGTTTCCGCATCTGTAGCAATTTTGTTCAATACAGATGCCGATACAACTTCGGCTTTTGAAAATGTAACAGGCTCTAACTCAAGTGGTAATTTAATTTTAAGCTCCTCACAGGCTATTTCAACTTTATCTGGCTCTTATACTGTATCATTAAATCCTACGAGTGCAGATAGAGTTGATAACATATTTGGAACAGATCCACGTGGACCTAAAGAAGCTTATGTTTATGGATTCTTTTCAACTAAAGCATCCGCATATTATTCAGCATCATCTACTGCATCACTTGTTAAATTGGAAAACCAGTTATTTACTTCTTCTTCTAAAGAGGCAATGACTCCATATATTAAATCGCAAGATATTTCCGGCCAGAGATACAATCTATTCCGTTTTGAAACAATCGGAGCAGGTACATACTCAAATAAAAAAATTAAAATAGGTATTACAAATATCAAACCAGCAGGATCTGTAGCAGGTAGCGATTATGGCACATTTACCGTAGTTGTTAGAGATTTTGCAGATACAAATAGAACTAAAACAGTATTAGAAACATATTCAAATGTAACACTTGACCCAACTTCTGTAAATTACATTTATAGAGTAATTGGTGATAGAAAAATAACCATAGATAGTACTGGTAAAATAACCGAAACAGGTGATTGGGTAAATCGTTCAAAATATGTTAGACTTGTAAATTCGGAAAGAGATTCTACAATATCCGAAGAGAACATTCCATATCAGGCTATTCCGTGTGGAGTTGCAGCATATAAAACAATACTATCAGGATCTAGTGCAACTACTGGAGCAATAAATCTAATACCGGCTATGACATTTATGACATCATCGGCAGATACATATGGTGGTATTGATTTAGAAAATAATTCAGATAATCTTATTTATTTGAAACCAATACCTCTAGGGGCCGGAACAGGATTAAATACGGTATATTCTTTAGATGGTACTGATAATTTGGATGTAACAAGTTCAACAGCATCTCAAGTTTCCAAAAGAAATTTCTTAATAGGATTCCAAGAGGGGTGGGATGGTACAAATCCAACCACACCTATAAATAAAGGTAGTGATATAACAAGCGCAAATGTGCAAGGATTTAATTGTTCAACACTTACAGCATCGGGATCTGTTGCATACTTACAACAAGTAGCAGCGCTTTCAAATGCAGAAGAATACGATATTCAAATGGTAGTTACTCCAGGTCTTAACTATAATAATCATATGAAATTGATGGATGAAGTTCTTGATATGGTAACAGATCGTGGGGATGCTTTCTATATTATGGAAGGAGCTGGCCGTGATGCAAGCACTACTGATATAAGAACAAAAGCTTCATTGATAGATTCTAGTTACGCAGCAATGTACTACCCTTGGGTTAAAACTGTAGATAAAAACACAAATCAATTAATAGATGTTCCACCATCCACACTTCTTCCGGCAGTTTACGCAGCTAATGATAGAGTATCAGCAGAATGGTTCGCACCAGCAGGTTTGAATCGTGGTGGATTGACTGGAGCAGTTGCTGTTTTGAACAAATTAACTCAATCCGATAGAGATAGTTTGTATGAAGATAAAGTAAATCCAATATGCCAGTTTCCTGGACAAGGTATTGTAGCATTTGGACAAAAAACTTTACAAGATAGACCATCTGCATTGGATAGAATTAATGTTCGTAGACTTTTATTAAAAGTTAGAAAATATATAGCATCTACTTCCAGATACTTGATATTTGAACAAAATACAGCAGATACTAGAAATCGTTTTTTGAATATGGCAAAACCTTATTTAGAAAATATACAAAAGAATCAGGGACTTTACGCTTTTCAGGTTATTATGGATGAAAGTAACAATACGCCGGATTCAATAGATAGAAACTTCCTTAATGGTTCTATTTATCTTCAACCAACTAAAACGGCTGAATTTATCCAAATTGACTTTAACATTTTACCAACTGGAGCAACTTTTGGTGGATAAAAAATTGAAGAGCAATATTTATATATAAAACAATTAAACATAAAATAAATGGCAGAAAAAATAGTATCACCGGGTGTTTTTACGAGAGAAAATGACCTATCATTTTTACAACAAGGTGTAACAAATATTGGAACGGCTTTCGTAGGTCCTTTCAAAGAAGGTCCGCTTGTACCAACAATAGTTAATAGTCAAACTGAATTTGAAACTCTATTTGGTAAAGTAGATAATACATATTATACTCCTATTGCGGTTCAATCATATTTGAAAGAAACGGCAACAGCAACAATTTGTAGAGTAGCTGGAGAAGATGGATATTCGGAAAGTAATCCTTATTTGATTACAATGACAAAATCCAATGTAACGGCATCTTTGGGTATATTATTTTCAACGGCCGATTCTACTTCTAATAGTTTAGGCGCTACGGCTACTACCAGTTCACATCAATATGGGGGTAGATTTTTTATAAGTAGTTCAGCTATAAGTGGTATATCATCATCACTAAACCCAGCTGATAAAAATGATATAGATGCAGTTTTTGGAACAAGTCCATATGGATCGAGTGGTGCATATACTTACGCATTTTTTGCAACTCAAGCTTCCAAAAGTATTGCAACAGGTACAGGATGGGATGTTATTGTTAATTCATTGGGTTCTCAAAATTTTGAGGTGGCTGCAAAAGAAGCACGTACACCATATATTCAATCGCAAACAATAGCTGGAGAAAAATATAATCTATTCCGTTTTGAAACAATCGGAGCAGGCGCAGCCACTAACACAAAAGTAAAAGTTGCTATAACAAATGTAAAAGCAGCCGAAGAAAATAGTGGTACTGATTATGGTACATTTACTGTAGTGATTCGTGCATTTGATGATACTAATAGAAGAAAAGTAGTATTAGAAACATATTCAAATGTAACACTTGACCCAACTTCTGTAAATTACATTTATAGAGTAATTGGTGATCGTTATCTTTCGGTAGATTCAACTGGTAAAGTAACTGAACAGGGTGACTGGGTAGTTAAATCAAAATATATAAGATTGGTTGCATGGCAAAGAGATTCATCAATTAAATCCGAAAAAATACCTGCAAAAGCACTTCCATTTGGACACGCTCCATATAAATTAATTGTAACTGATACTTTAGGAACTAATGGTATCGTTATGTTAGGAATACCAGCTGTAACATATGTATCGGCATCAGCTGACGTATATGGTGGTATTGATTTGGATGGTAATTATGATAATACACTATATATGAAGCCAATACCGGTGGGAGCAACTACGGGTTCAAATACAACATTATCTCTTGAAACCTTTGGTATTAGTTCAACATCTACAGATACAGCTGTTGTGGCCCAAAGAAATTTTGTTGTAGCATTTCAAGAGGGTTGGGATGGATTAAGACCTACGACTCCAATTCTAAAAGGAAAAGATATAGTAAATAGTAATGTTCAGGGATTTGATTGTACCAATTCAACTAAATTTGGATATAGAGCATATAAAAAGCAAATAGGGGCACTTTCAAATGCAGATGAATATGATATTAAAATGGTAGTTACACCTGGACTTGATTACACAAACCATACTAAACTTATGGATGAAGTAATTGATATGGTTACCGCTAGAGGAGATGCTTTCTATGTTTTAGAGGGTGTTGGATATTCTGGAACAATAAATGAAGTTAAAGGAAAGGCCGCATTAATTAACTCAAACTACGCAGGTATGTATTATCCTTGGGTTAAGACGGTTGATATTAATACAAATAAATTGATAGCAATTCCACCATCCACATTAATACCAGCAATGTACGCAGCTAATGATACGGTATCGGCCGAATGGTTCGCACCAGCAGGTTTGAATCGTGGTGGACTTACAAGCGCAGTAGCTGTTTTGCAAAAACTTACTCAAACGGACAGAGATAACTTATACGAAGGTAAAGTAAATCCAATAGTTCAATTTGCCGGACAAGGTATTGTAGCATTTGGA